AGTAATTGGTGGTAACAGCAAAGATGTTACAACAACCAGCAGGAGGATATACCACACTAGAACAATTTACTTTCACTATTCGAAATGACGGAACGAACGCAACACCCACACAATTCTTACAACTACTATCATACGAAGCAACAGAAAACGAACTTGTTAAGAAAGCTATTCCGACGCCTGAAACTCACTTACCTAGTGCTCGAAACGTGCCTGGAAATGTATATATAGAGGATGCAATCACGCAAGCGTTATTCGGTATCAGTGCGCAAAATGTGAACGCCCATGGCTACTTCTCACGGCTGTCTGCATTGGCTCTCCCTAATACCTCAGCGCGTTTAGGCCTGGACGGTGTCATCTATAACAACGAGACGGTTGGCATTCCATTCTACGATCCTGTCGCGGTAGCAAAGTTCGCAACTACTTACGCTAAATTAGGCAACGCCTCGACTCCGAGATATAGAGCGGACATGATCGATATTTACGCACACGTTGGATTAGAGTTAGCCGGTACAGACGCAGAGCGTGCGGCAGGTGTAATGCCGGTGAAACGTGCAAAGTTTGACTCATGGGAAGGATCACTAATTTCGTTATCTCGCGACGTCGTTTACTGGAAAAATCTTGCTTTTCTGATAGATCTATGCTCATTAGAAGGAGACGCGTTGAACACGTTTAAAACAAGGAATCGTGATGCGTTTAGGATGATGCTATTCATCATGTCCACCGCGGTTGCGGCGAATGTGGTCAATAGAAAAGTTACTAAACGTGTGGACCGTGTGATAGAGTACATTGGGAGTAACTCAATGCGCACAGCAGGTAGAACCGCCACTATCACTTATGATCTATCCAGACACGAATTTGCTGCGAAATTTCTACAATTGACGTTTACAAAATGGAATGCGACACAAGCTACGACCAGGTCTATGCCGGATATGCGCACACCACGAACAAGCGTTACCTCAGCAGGTGAAAGCGCATTAGTGCGACACAATCGCTACATGACAGAGAGTTTTAAAGGCTTATCACCCATCGCACTGGCTCAGAAGAAGCATGAGATGATGTTACACACACATGAGATACACTCAATGGACATAGATGGCAGTATCAAAAATATGGTTGAACGTGAGACGGTGAACAAGATGAACGAGATAGATGCTATGAATACGATGTCCTGGAAAGAAGAAATTCATGCGGTGGAGCAAACAACCGTACATGGAACGCATCAGATGAGCGCAGACCCAGAACAGACTCAACTTATCTCACAGGAGACAGCTGTAATTACACACCGAGCAAGCTCAGACGCAGACGAGAATGAGTATGGCAATAGCGTCAGCGAAATGACCATAGGTACGCACTCAGATGACATCCTATGACTAGCGGGCGTTACCGAAGCGGAGAGTGAATGCTGATTGGATGACAGTGTATGGGGCGTTCCGAGCGTTGGGGGGAGTGACGAGATCTGCGCTGCCCGGGTACGGGAGTTCGGAGTGACCAAACGTTAGCC